AAATGGACGGATGCATATACTGACGTTAGAGAAAAATCATCAAGTTCAACATCATCGAAGACCGATCCAACAGATAAAACTTTTATTCAAAATGACACATCAGGACAAAGTTTTGGTATTGATAGTATAACAATACAAGTAGCTGGGGCAAATTTCGTTCCTAAAGTAGTAATAAAGTTCATCGATGTCAGAGGGAAAACGCTATTTGATTCCCCCGCGAATTCTCCATATGCTGCTTTCTTTCATTTACCTTGGCCAATATTTTATTTAACAGTTAAAGGATATTATGGAAAAGCAATAAAATATAGATTGCATAAGATTAAATTTAATTCAAGATATAATCCAAGTGGCGGTAATTTTGAAGTTGAAACGACATTTATTGGATCAACATATGCATATTTGGCAGATATACCATTGGAAGCCGTATTAAATGCCCCATATTTTTATATATCAGAAAATGTAAATACCACCGAATTTAATGAACAAACGGGATATTATAATGTAACTGTTAGTAAATCAACAAAAGGATATAGAGTATTAAAATCCGTGTATCAAGAATATATAAATAAAGGATTATTACCAAAAGATTTTCCAGTAAAAACGCTTAGGGAAATTATTATTATTGCGGGTAGATTAAATAAAATATTGGAAAGGGAGATATTTGAAAAAACTATAAATCCAAAAGTTCTTGCAGGAGTAAAGGATTATGAAGAACAAATACAAAATTTTGCAATAATGATTGAAGGATGGCGAAGAGAATATCTTGGACCATTACCAGATTATTTTACAACACAAGAAAAACGACCAGGTACTGATGAATATATACGTTGGTATAAAATGACCGATAAAAATAAAGATACATTAATTAATATTACAGGAAGAACCATAACAGCAACTCTTGAATTTAAAATAAACAATTACATTGATTATTTAGAAAAGAATCAAACTTTCGGAGTAAAGAGAGATAATAGTTTGATTATAGAGGATGGTATTCAAATTAAAGTTATATCGGTTAATGCGTTAAAAACCATATCAAATTTTTACAGATTCGATAAGGGATCGTATGGTATTGATATTGATGGAATACTTGACATTATTGTTGCTATTGAAACAGACTTTGTGCAGCAAAGAAACAAATTGGAAACCGATATCGAAGAAAAAATGAATGAAGTTGTTCGAAACAAAGATCTCGGAATTGGATTTGAGCCTACGATTAGAAATATTGTGGGGGTTCTTCTTGCTAATGCTGAGACATATATCAGATTGATGAAAGATGTGCATAAAAAAGCATTTGATCAAGCGCCAGCAAGAAAAGAATTACTTAAAAGTGTATCAACAGATAGTATCGGAGATGCAATATATCCATGGCCAGAAATTAAAGCAAATAATTCTGGAGGTAAAGAATTAGTTTTAGTATATCCTGGCGGTAAAGAGATGGGAGATAAATTACAAGCGTCAAATACAACATTATGGCCAGAAGTTGATTTCGTTGAAAACTTTTATGAGGTTGCCACGAAAAAAGCCGATAATTTAACAACTAAAGAAGGTAATCCAGAAAATATAAATTATATTTTTGGTACAGGAATTAATATGTCCAAAAAAGATATAGGGGTATTAACTAACATATCTGGTTATTTACCATATGGCGATAAATCACCTAGTTCGATTTTATATGAAATATATGAAAGAGCAAAATATACCACGGCATTAAATCCATTTAGTAATGATGTAATGGTGGAATTGGCCGATGTTGAATTTGACAATCTACAAAATCAAATAGGTGAAGATATTGATGTCGTGGATATATTAAAATCATATGTTACAAATTACGGTAACCTACTTTACTATATGGGAGCATTCTCAACATTTGAAAGATATCCATATTATCAAGATCAATTACCGACAGTTCCTTATATTAAAGATGTTATTGCACAGGATTATAGTATAAACAAATATCAAAGAAATACGGAAAAGCCGACAAATGAAAATCTTTACCCAAAATTATCCGCATTTTTGCTAAATTATAAACCTGAATCATATAGAACAAAAATATATCCATTTAATTCAACAACTTATTTATCATATACAAATAATAGTTTTAATATAAAAGATTTATATTTAAATGGGATTTTAAAAGTTAATGCTCCAGAAGATTTTATATCATCATCAATGAACGCATATATGTGGGTTAAAGATGAATATAGATATAATTTATTTAATAATGTAATAAAAATAGGAGATCAGTATAAACATATATTAAATACGCCATATTTTCATAAACAATTATATAATGATTTTACTGGATTACAATCACAAGGAAAATATGTTGGATCATCATATCTATTTTTAAATTCCTTACCATTTAAAGATTTAGATGATCTAACAAGTTTTGGATATGCTGGCCCAGTTCAAAATGATACATTAGTATCAACAATTTTTAGAGAAATCGGCGCGAGTCATTACATTCCATATCATTTGATGTTAAAATGGGGATCAATTTATCATAGATATAAAAGATATATTAATGATAGCGTCGATATTATTAATAATATAACTAATCCAATTGATGGAGATTTATATTTTGATAATGATCTAAATAGAGTTTATACAGGTAGTACAGATCCAGGAGTTGATACAATAGATAGATCAAATTTAAATGATGTGGGAATTCACCCATTTTATGATACTGTATTTCATCAAATAGCTAATGGTTACGCATTTTTTGATTTCATATCTGGACCAACTGGATATTCTCAAACAATTTCCAGTAATATAACTAAAATATATTATCAAGTAGCTAGCGGCGGATATGCATGGTCGACATTTATCGATGAATCAAAATTTACAACTACAGACAATAGATATACATTATTACCATGTAATGGGTATAATAGTATAAATGTAAGTGATTTTGCAGAGGCCGAACAAGAAAATTTTAGAATTTTATGGAATGTCGGAACTGAATATTCGTTAGGATATGTTTACTATTCGGGATATACATTTCCAACATCGGATGAATATTTCAAATTAACAAATAGTACATATTCGTTGTCGACAAATTATAGAAAAGTAATTGATTTGATTGCGACATTTAAGCCAGATATTTTGGATGTGTTTGAACAGGCATTTTTGGATTTTGCAAGCGAGAGACTTAATGAAGAAATTCCATATAAACCGTATGATGTAAAATATTCAAAATTTCAAGATATATTAAGAGATATTGTTTCAGTGGCAAAAGACAATACAGATCCAACAGATATTAATGGATTATTAACTAAAATTAAAGAAAAACAATCGGCTAATTTATCTAGTATAACATCTAACATATTATCAACTGATAGCCTTGTAAGAATTTCATTAGCCAATCCTAGAGAAGTTGATAATTATATTTTAGACCAATTTACCAGTACTGGATCTACCATAAGTGAATTTAATTCTTCACAAATTGCTGGCAATACTGATAATATAAAACTTTATTTGGGTGAAGATATAGACGGATATTATCAAGATTTCTTTTTAACAAACAACATTGAACTAAGTGAAGAAAACATAAAACAATTTAGGCCTTTAATTTATATGTATGCTGGATTGAGAGCCAACGGAGACTCACCAACAAAAGAAAGATTTGTCTCATATATAAAAGACAATATTACATTGCCGTCGCCAACTAAGATTGATTCAATGAGCGTTAGCGGTCCAGATAAAAGATTAAAATTATTTTTAGATCAATTAATACATAGAATACAAATAGATTTGAAAAGCGAAAAAGTAGCGGCCGTAAATAAAAAAAGAGGGTATAGTGACGATATTATTAAATTAGAAATATATAACTTGTTTAAATCATTCAATGATAAATGGACATCTGGAAATTCAATAGGCCAAAAAACATTAATGGAAGAATTTTTATTCTTGGATAAAGCGAATAGGGATATTGGTAGTTCGGTTTATATTGATATGGAGAAATTAATGAGATTAACAGCCAAGGGTAATGAAAAAATTAATTTATTTAGTGCGGTCAGTCTTTTAGTTCAAGATACTGGGTTTGATATAAGAGTATTACCCGCATATGTTAATTTTTATGGTACAAATTATTCAAATACGAAAAAAGTAATGCCATCTAAAACTGTTGCTGAAAATATGTTTGGGGCATTTCTTGATATTGATTACGTGGATTCTTCTCCAAAGATTATATTGCAATATATTGGGCCAACTTCAAAACATTTGGAATTATCTGATATTAATTTTAAATACAAATATAAAAATGACGGATTTAATATTGGAGATGTAAATAATAATCCTATTATTATTGCGTCCGATGTCTTTACCAGAATGGATTTTTCGAAATCAAATAAAGTTGTTGCATTTGAAGTAAGTTTTGGTGATCAAAATCAATCTATTTTTAAAGGAGTGGAATTAGACCAATCATCAATAAAAAACACATCAGAATCGTTTATAGTATTGGATAGATTAGGACGAAGCGAAAGTGGGTCTAGCACAGCACAAATTGATGTTGGACTATTCGACATATATAGACAATCATCATATCAATGTCAAGTATCGGCAATGGGTAATGTTATGATACAACCAACAATGTATTTTTATTTAAAAAACATTCCATTATTTAAAGGATCATATTGGATTACCGAAGTAACTCATACTATTAGAACAACAGGTATTGATACCTCATTTAAAGGATCAAGAATTCCATTGCAATCTTTACCAAATCCAACAGATTCATTTTTGGCTAGTTATCGATCACTTTTTGATAGAATGGTAAAAAGAGCCGATGTTAAAGTTAAAGAAATGCAATTAACAGGTAATACGGGTACTGAAGAGACAATAAGTAGTGATGCTGGCGCCTTTACATATGATATGGGAGATAAAAGTAAGGCGCCAAGTGGTGAAAAGCACATTAAAGAAGCGGGAGTAACAGAATACGGAATACCATATAATGGATTTGATGGCGAGAAATATATCCAAAAAATATCACATCATAATGATAATGTTCAATGGTTAAGGGCAATTGCCGTTCTTATGGATGGAACTAAATATCCAATTGACACAGGTACTACTATGAATATACTTTCTAATCTAACGCCTGCAAGTATTGATAATCCACATCCAATAATATGGAATGATATTAAAGATCTAAGTAAATCACAAGATTTTTATGTAACTAAATTTAATTTAGGCAGAATAACTCCAGATTATCTTATTAATCATTTTCATAAAACAATATTTATAAATCCAAACACTAAAATTGAAAAATCCGAAATTATAACCACAAATATGAGTAATAGTGGTAATAGATATAATGGACCTATTAGTGTTGGGCCAGGCATATCGGGTGTTGGTGTCGGATTGTCAAAATCGTTAATGCTAAAATTGAAGTTAAATGATGGAGATGTTGTTTATTTCAAATTAACAGAATGAAATTAGTAAATTGTTAGATATTTATATAAAAATTGAATTATGACTAATAGAGACAAAGCAATAGAAGATTTTTTGAATAAAACAGTCATCAAAGATGTTTCCGAAGATGGGACAGAAGAAACCATTTGTGATATAGCAACTGGCGAATGTTATGTGATTAGAACAAAAGATGGTCTAGTTGAACGGATTAATAAAAAATACATAACCGAAGACGGAAGACAATTATTACAAGATTAATATATAAAAATATGGAAAACTTATTACAGGAAGAACTAAAGCGTTTCAATGCTATAAACAAATATACTGAGAGACTATTATCAGAACAAGAACCTCCGTTACCGCCACCGCCAGCAGATCCAGCAGCTGCGGCACCACCAGCAGATCCAGCAGCTGCGGCACCACCAGCAGATCCAGCAGACCCAGCAATACCGCCAGCAGAAGATTTACCACCTGAAGCAGAAGAGAAAGGTACAGATTTGGGTGATACAGATCCGTCTGCAGACGACACAACCGAAGAACTTGATATTACAGATTTGGTTAATATGACTAAGAGTATTAAGAAACAACTAGATGATACACAAGGCCAAGATACGGGTGCCACACAAAAATTAGATGATGTTTTTACAAAGTTGAATGATTTAGAAGCCAGATTAGGTGAAATGGATAATGTATTAGCAAAAATTGATCAATTAGGAGATCAAATTCAACAGGTTAAGCCAAAAACTCCAATGGAGAAACTTGAGATGAGATCATTGGATTCGTATCCATTTAATAAAAAGCCTGACGATTTTTTTGCCGAAAAACGAGGCGAAATGGAAAAAACAGGAAAAAATGAATACGTCCTTACTAAAGGAGATGTCGAAAATTATGGTAAATATGATGTAATGAAGTCATTTAACCCAAATATCGATCAAAACACATTTTAATACTTGAAAATTTCAAAATAATTATGTATCTTTAATTTGTCTGGGGAACACAGACAAGAAAATCATGACGAACTACCTACATTAGTGGGAGTGATGACTCATGAAGCTCACGGATTTCTAATTCGTGGGTAGTTCACTATATTAACTTATTTTCTAATACGCCGCACGCGGCAACGGATTTTTTAAAATGATTGGACTTTATATTAAATTAACATTATCGGCTTTGGAGGAACATATCTTCCGAAGCCGATTTTTATTTATTTTCAAAAAATCTTATTTGTTATTTGGTAATTATATATTTTTTACTTATATTTGATTACATAAAATTTTATTAACTAAATTAAATTAAATTATGGGAACATTTGAAGCAGTACAAGAACAGTACGAAAAAAACAAGAAAGCCGCAGGCGGCAACAAATTCGCCTCTCAAGAGGAACGAATGAAGAAGTATTTTACCACCGTATTACCGAAAGGTTCTGAAAGTGAGGAAAGACGGGTACGCATCTTATCTCCAAAAGATGGATCGACGCCGTTTGTAGAGGTATTTTTCCACGAAGTACAGGTGGATGGAAAATGGGTTAAACTTTGGGACCCGAAGCAGGAACATAAACGTTCTCCCTTGAACGAAGTTAAAGACAGCCTTGAAGCTACTGGCGTCGAATCTGACAAAGAACTAGCGAAATCCTATCGCTCACGTAAATTCTTTGTTGTAAAAGTAATTGACAGAGATCATGAGCAAGACGGCCCAAAATTCTGGAGATTTAAGAATAACGCCAAAGGGGAAGGCGTTTTTGATAAAATCTACCCGATTTGGAAAAATAAGGGTGACATCACCGATCCCGTTAAAGGTCGTGATTTGATTCTTTCATTATCCCTTACCACATCAGGCACAGGCAGAGTGTATACAGTAATCAATTCTATCATTCCAGAAGATCCTAGTCCATTACATGAAAATGAGGAGACGGCACAGAAATGGCTTAATGATCTTCTTGTATGGTCAGATGTTTATGCTAAGAAACCAGAGGAGTATCTCGATATGGTCGCCCAAGGGGAAACCCCAAAATGGGATAATGATCTTAAAAAATGGGTTTCAGCGGCAACAGCAGAAGAAACAATTGCTGGATCAGTACCAGGTAAAGTTCCTGAAGATCCACAAGCGGAGGCAGAACCCGATGACGAGGCAGATTTACCTTTTTAATCTAACTAATCGCCCACATCTATTAAAGGTGTGGGCGATTTAATAATTTTTTTATAATAATAGATATGGCAATTAAAAAACAAGATTTTTCAGCAATAAAAAAGAAATATTCAGAAGAGGCATCATTTAAGCCTGACAGATATTTTGATTTGGGGGACGCTTTTTTGGATGCTTGCGGCATTCCAGGCCCCGCTATGGGGCATTTAAATATGTTATTAGGACATAGTGATACAGGAAAAACCGTTGCTCTAATTAAAACGGCAATAGACGCACAGAGAAAAAATATATTACCTGTTTTTCTTATTACAGAACAAAAATGGACATTTGAACATGCAAAACTGTTAGGATTTCAATGTGAAAAGGTGGTTAAAGAAGATGGAAGTTTTAATTGGGACGGATTTTTTCTTTTTAATAATCATTTTGATTATGTTGAACAAATTACAGATTATATTACTAGCTTACTTGATGCTCAAGATAAGGGAGAGATAGATTATGATTTATGTTTTTTATGGGATTCTGTGGGTTCTGTTCCATGTAAAATGACATTTGACGGCAAGGGTGGAAAACAAGCGACCGCATCGGTATTATCGGATAAAATAGGAATGGGACTAAACCAGAGAATTACTGGATCACGTAGGTCAGATAGAAAATATACGAACACAATGATTATGTCCAATCAGGCATGGGTTGAATTACCAGATGGGCCATTTGGACAGCCAAGAATTATGGCTAAAGGGGGAAATGCAGTATGGTTAAATTCAACGTTTGTATTTTTATTCGGAAATCAGAAAGGAGCAGGCATAACTAAGATATCCATCACGAAAGATGGTAGAAAAATTAAAATAGCAACGAGAACTAAAATTAGTGTAATGAAAAATCATCTCACTGGACTTGGTTATGAAGACGGTAAAATATTAATAACAGCTCATGATTTTATGAAGGCAAAGAACGAGGCCGAAGAAAAAAAATCTATCGAAGAATATAAAAAAATTGCTGGGGAATATATTAGTGAGAAATTAGGTGTTTCTATATCAGAAATAATAAACGCAAATATTATACGTGAGGAAGATACCGAATAGGATGTTACAAAAAATTTGCAGTAAATGTGGATTAGAAAAAGAATTAGATGACTTTGTTAAAAATAATA